ATCATACAATAGGATCAAATAACACATATATTGATAGTAGTTTAGAGGTTAACGGTACTGCGGCTATTAAATTTATTACTACAAATGCGTTAAACGGAACAAATGCAGGAACTTCGTGGGCAGACCGGTCTCCAGGAGATAACCAAATATTAGGTGAAAATAATTTTAGATATAATGGAAATAATCCTGCTAATGCGTTAGAAGCTGAAAAAGCGGCTGAATATGAAGATGAAGATTTTGCATTTTATGCAAAGCGTATACCTTTGCACGAACCTTGGCCGCAGCACGAAAATTTAGATCCTAAAGCAGTACAACCAGATGAAACACAATCAACTGAAAAAGAAAGACCCGAAGAAGAAGAAGTTGAATTTGTTTTTCCAACAGTCGACGATACATTTAAAAAGGCGTAAGTTATGAGTACATTAGAAAAATCTTTATATCAACAAACTAAAGTAGCAGTAGGATCGAAAAAAGATAACATCTACGTAAAAAGTCCAACATACAAAGGATTCAGTACAGCAGATGATTCTCAATCGAGTAATAAGTTATACGACATTGCATTGATTAAACAGGATATTATAAATCATTTTCATATTAGAAAAGGTGAAAAACTTAGCGACCCAACATTTGGAACTATAATATGGGACGTACTATTTGAACCGTTAACTGATCAAACTCGCAATCTTATTATTAAAGATGTTTCAGATATTGTAAATTATGATCCTCGAGTTGCAGTTAATCAGATTACTGTTGACACATACGAGCACGGTATTCAAGTAGCATGTGAACTAGTGTATAAACCGTATTCTATTGTTGAAAAAATACAGTTTCAGTTTGATGAAAATGCTGGATTTTTTACAGGATAATTATATACGCGGTTATTTAATACTGCTAAATATTACAAAGATATAAGGGAATAAAGATGTCCTCAACTGACAGACAAAATAGATTGTTATTATCGGAAGATTGGAAGCGAGTCTACCAGTCATTCCGTAACGCAGACTTTCAGAGTTATGATTTTGATAACTTGCGTAGAACTATGATTCAATACCTAAGGGACAATTATCCTGAAGATTATAATGACTATGTAGATAGTTCAGAATACCTTGCACTAATAGATCTTATTGCATACTTAGGACAAAATATTGCTTTCCGTATTGACTTAAATGCTCGTGAAAATTATATGGAACTTGCAGAGCGTAGAGAATCAGTTCTCCGTCTAGCAAGATTACTTTCTTATAACCCAAAACGTAACCAAGCTACTAACGGACTTGTAAAATTAGATAGTATTAAGACTACTGAACAAGTAATTGACAGTAACGGCAATAATTTACAAGAACAAACTATTGTTTGGAACGATGTTTCAAATCCTGATTGGTACGAACAATTTATTAAAGTAATGAATACAGGATTACCGTCAAATTCAGAGTTTGGAAAACCAAACAAAAAAGAGTTGATATCAGGAATATCAACAGAGCAATATAGATTTAATTCTGTTAATTCAGACGTTGCAACTTACCAGTATAATAAAATTATTGACGGAAGAAACTTACCGTTTGAAATAGTGTCAACTGATGTTACAGATACATCTATTAAAGAGGAAGCACCGTTTCCGGGAAACAAATTTGCATTAATTTATAAAGACGACGGAAAGGGTGTTGCTAGTAACTCAACAGGTTTCTTTAGTCACTTCCGCCAAGGGTCTTTAGACCAAGGTGTATTTACAATAAGCAATCCTAGTTCTAATCAATCAATTGCAGTTGAAGCACCGGACATTAATGATACTGATATTTGGTTATATAAATTAGATTCTGAAGGAAATGAACAAGAACTTTGGTCTAAGGTTGATGCATTACAAGGTAATAATGTTGTTTATAATAGCTTATCTAAATCAGAAAGAAATATTTAAAGTGCGTTAACAAGAGTTGACGACAGAGAAACTTTAGTGTTTAGTGACGGTGTCTTTGGTAATTTGCCACAAGGTACATTTAGAGTATACTTTAGATCTAGTCAAAACGAACGCATTGTTCTTACGCCTAAAGACTTTAGTAATATTGCAGTTAACATTCCTTATATTTCTAAATCAGGAAAAACAGAAGAATTAACATTATTGTATAGTTTGTATTATACAGTTGATAACGGCGCAACGAGCGAAAGTACTGATAGTATTAGATTTAATGCACCGTCAACATATTATACACAAAATAGAATGGTAACTGGCGAAGACTATCAAGTTGCTCCACTTGGCATTAATCAAAAAATTGTAAAAGTAAAAAGTGTTAATAGAACAGCAAGTGGCATTAGTAGATATTTTGATTTAATTGACGCAACTGGAAAATATTCTCAAACTACACTTTACGGAAACGATGGTGTATTATATAAAGAGTATCAAAATAAGTTAGAAGGCTTTACTTTTACAACAAAGACTGATGTAGAAGGCGCTACTGAAAATACTATTGTTCCGTTATTGTCGGATAAGAAACTTCGAAATTTTTACTTTGACCAATTTCCTAAAATACTAACAGACGACTTAGGCATTAACTGGAGTCGAACAACAGTTGAAACTAACTTAGTAACAGGGTTATTTAAAAGTGCAGACGGTATTGATATTAAATTAGGTTCATTTACATCAACAATTATGTCTTTGTTAAAGCCAGGAACTTTAATTAAATTTATTCCTCCAACAGGAAAACATTTTGATAAAAAATTAAACATACTTGATGGTCCATCATCTAAAATTGGTGACTTAGATTATAAGTGGGTAAAAGTAATTTCGGTTAATGGCACAGGCATTGAAGAAAGACCAGACGGAACAGGAGCTGTATATTTAAATGACGAAATTCCTACTGGCGCTTTGTTAGGTGAAATTAAACCAGCATTAGCAAATAATTTAATTGACAGTGTTAAACAACAGGTAATTGATCAAATATTTGTATATAAAACATTTGGACTACGCTTTGATCAAACAAGCGGCGAATGGAGACTGGTTACTGAAAATAACTTATCAATAGGCACTGAATTTTCATCTGGAAAATCAGGAGATACTACTAATCAACAATTAGATGCTAGTTGGACACTACTATTTGAAAATGATGGTGAACGTTATACAATTACATACCGCGGTATGCGTTATGTATTTGAAAGTGATAAAGAGATTAAGTTTTATTACGATCCTAAAGAAAAAATTTACGATAGTAAAACCGGTAAGATTATTAAAGACGCAATTACAGTTTTAAACATAAATTATAAACCAGATGATGTTAATGCATTTACAAGAGATTTTGATTGGGAAATTGTTGATGCATATAGAGATTTAGAAGGTTATGTTGATAGTAAAAAATTAGAAATTAGTTACTTTGATGCAGACGAAGACGGTATTGTCGACGATGCAGATTTGTTCGAAGAAATTGTTTCACCGACAAATAATGTAAAATCTAAATATGTTATATTTCAAAAAATAACTTCAGTTGATGGAGTTGAAGATTTTAATTATCTAAACAATGATAATGATGCAGTTATTATATTAGCTACAAAATCTGAATTAAGACCATTTAGCGAATATAAAGACGGACAAGTATTTTATTACATTGATTCTGATGTATTTGAAGTGCTAAGCCAAACAGCATTAAAGTTAACTATTAGTGCAGATTATAAAGCACGCCTTGGCCGTAATAATTTAAAGTTTAGATATTATCATGCAGCGAGTGCAGAAACACGCATTGATCCTAGTGCAAGCAATATTATTGATATGTATATTCTTGATAGAACATATGATGCAAATTATCGTGTATGGTTATTAGAAAATTCAATTAAACAGCCGCTGCCGCCGAGTAGTGACGAGCTGTTTATATCTTATGCTAGTCAGTTAAATAAAATTAAATCACTTACTGATGAAATAATTTATCATCCAGTTAAGTACAAAGTACTATTTGGTAATAAGGCAACAGAAGATTTGCAAGCTACATTTAAAGTTGTAAAAAACAAAGACAAAGTATTAAATGATAACGAAATTAAAACACGTATCATAACAGCAATTAATCAATTTTTTGCTTTAGATAATTGGGATTTTGGAGAACAGTTTTATTTCTCAGAACTTGCAAACTATGTTATGTATCAACTTGCTCCAGATGTATCTACATTTATTATAGTACCAAAACAAGAAGAACAAAGTTTTGGTAGCTTATACGAAATTAAAGCAGAAGCTGATGAAATTTTTATTAGTGGTGCTGATGTTACTAGCATTGAAGTTATAGACGCAGTAACAGCTTCAAGACTTAAAGCACAAAATACAATAACTACACAAGCTATTTCAGTAAATGCGGGAATACAAAGTTCAGCATTAGATGATGCTTCAGCAAAAGTTACATCTACTAACAATGTAATTAATAATACTAACACAGGGACAACTTACTAATGGCAAAAAATGATCAAAACGAATTTCCATTGCCAAATGGTTCTAACTCTAATAAAAGAGAAAGTGCTAGACATTTACCAAAGTATTTTAGAACAGATAAAAACCAAAAGTTTTTAAAGTCTACATTAGATCAAGTATTGCAACCTGGTGTAGCTGAAAAAATTAGTTCATTTGTTGGTAGAAAAACTGCAAAGTCTTATGTTAAAGATGACAACTATTTAAGTGATATATCAGAAGACAGAACTAACTATCAATTAGAACCTGCTAGTATTATACAAGACTCAAATGGAAACGTTGATTACTATGCTGATTACCGAGATTACATAAATCAAATTGCCAACTTAGGCGGGTCAAATATTAATCATGGTAGAAATACAAAAGAAGAATTCTATTCTTGGGATCCTCAAATTGATTGGGATAAATTTAGTAATTT